AAGAGGAGATAAGTGTTCAATTTGAAAACCATAATTTATTAAATACGGTGTTGGTTGGTAACTTTAATACCAAATTTACGGATTTCTTAAATGAAGAACAAAAGGAAACATTTACAAAAATTGTTTCAATGACAGAATCGGAATTAGAAACCGAAACGCAAAAAATTAAATCTGAAATTAATCAGAAAATAGAATCTATATTGAAAGAATCTACGGATAGTATAATGGATGAAAAATTAAATAAAGTAAAAGAGGATTTAAACGAATCTGAATTAACCAAATACAATTATTTTAAAATGACCGAACTAAAAAAAGGTCTTATTAGTTAATTAATTCTTGGTCGATTAATTGTTGTTTATAAACCGCTTTTAATTTTTGACTTCTTCTAACAACTGAAGGTTTAGTAAACGATTGACGTTCTCTTAAATTTTCAGTTTGTTTAGTTTTCTGAACCTTGTATTTGTACTTTTTAAGTGCGGATTCAAGGTTTTTTTCTTTGCTTACGTCTATTTTTATCATATTTTTTTTAAAGATAAGAAAATTATTTTGATTTTCTAAGTTTATTGTGTATATTTTAAATACACCATAAATTATGTAAGTATGAAAATAGCAAATGAAAAAAGGGAAGTTTATAACGATTGGTGTCCACAACAATGTTAAATTGGGATATGGTACGGTCGATTTTAAAAATTTAAAAACAATCTATGTCCAATTAAATTCGTGGACACAACCATTAGAAGAAAGTGGTAACTTTGATAAGATAATTTCAAAGACAAGAAGACAAATAAAAGAAAACATCTACAACTTAAATTCTGAATTTTTTAAACCAGAATCTATAGTTGATTTAGATATAAAAACAAACGGAATAAAATCCGATAAAAGGTCATTTATGGACTTGGAGATAACATTATATGTCTCCAAACAATTTGACATTAGGTCAAACGATGTAAAAGAAACAATATTAAATCTATCAAAAAATGTAATAGATACCGCTCTTGTTGAGAAAACTTTATTTAATTTCTTCGAAAAGAAGAATTAATTAAGGTTTCGGGGTATTTATTATAAAAAAGTTAGATGAAAGTATTAGGACCTAACGAGACCGGAAAAGGTATTTTAATAGAATACGATGCCGGTTACATATCCCCAAAAGATAATCAAAAGATTATATCCGAGATGAAAGATTTAGATTTCTCTCAGGATTTAATTCTTTTTGCTGTTTTGCAAAAATATAATACCCCAAATAAAAACGGTAGAATTTATCCGGAAGCTATCTTAAAAAGAGAGAATGAAAAATATCAAACTCTTATTAAGAAAGGTAGTGCTCTGAATGAATTAAATCACCCCACATCATCACTTATAGATTTAGATAGAGTCTCACATTCAATCCTTGAAACATGGTGGGATGGTGAAATGTTGATGGGTAAGATAAAACTATTCACATCTCCGGGTTGGAAAAAGATGGGTATTGTTAGCACCAAAGGTGACCAAGCTGCCATGTTATTAATGAATGGCGCTACTCTTGGTATATCATCAAGAGGTGTTGGCTCATTAAAAAATGTTAAAGGACAAAATATCGTACAAGAAGATTACGAGATTGTATGTTTTGATTTGGTTTCATCTCCATCAACCCCCGGAGCCTACATATTTAGTGACTTGAAGGATAGAGAACAATATCAAGAATCTATTCAAGACCAACCTAAAGATATGGATAAAATGAAGAATCTAATGACAAAATTAGACTCATTCCTTAGTAAATAATCATTTTTTTTCAGATTATAACACTATAAAGTGTATTTTTTTCTATTTACCTAATATTTATAATAAAATAAATTTTCAAAATGAACGAAAAATCAATTTTAGAACAAGCGTTACTTCAAGTGCAAACTCTTGAAGAGGCAGTAAAAGCGAATGCAAAAGGTATACTTGCTTCAACCATGAAACAAGAACTAAACGATTTGCTAAAAGAATCAATTGAAGAAGAGGAGAAGGTTGATGAACAACCCGATTCTGATGAAGAGACAACAGACGATTTACCAGTTGCTACTGGAGATGAAGACGGTCTTGATAACGATGAGTCAGATGATTCTGACGATGATACATCGAATGACGAACCAGCTAAAGACATCGATTCTTTGGATTCTGACGAAACCAATTTTGACACCATGGATGACATGGGAGATTTTGGTGGTAATTTTTCAGATGACAATAATGAAGATGATGACGTTGTTGATATGTCAAACGCAGGTGATGACGAAGTTTTAAAAGTATTTAAAGCTATGAAACCTGAAGATGGTATCATTGTTAAGAAAGACGGTGACGACATCGAATTTTCAGATGGTGATGACGAATACATCATTAAGTTAGATGATGAAATGGGCGATGAAATGATTGACGAAATGGGTTACGAAATGGGTGATGAAACAATTGACGAAATGGGTAACGAAATGAGTGACGAAGAAATTTCAGAAGAATTTTCAGATGATGATAACGAAGAAGTCGTTTACGAAATCGAACTTGATGAGGATGACTCAAATGATGAAGAAGCTAAAGAGGAAGAAATGGGAGAATCGGCACGTACAATAGGTAACGGTTACCATGCTGGAATCAAAAGCAAAACCAAATACATGGCGGGAAATAAACGTGATGAAATTAACGAAGAAGTTAGTAAACTTAGAAAACAAAACGGAGAATACAAGAAAGCTCTTGTTCTATTCAAAGATAAGTTAAACGAAGTTGCTGTATTCAACGCTAATTTAGCATACGCTACTCGTTTGTTTACGGAATCATCAACAACCAGACAAGAAAAGTTAAATATCCTAAAAAGATTCGATTCAATATCAACCTTGAAAGAATCTAAAAATTTGTATAGTACAATTAAATCCGAATTAGAAACTAAAAAACCAATTTCTGAATCGGTGGTTGATAAAATCACTTCGGCACCAAGTACAAGTTCTACTCAGGTTCTTTCAGAGTCAAAAGCTTACGAAAATCCTCAGTTCAAAAGAATGAAAGATTTGATGTCAAAAATAAAATAATAAACAAAAATTAAAAAAAAACAATAAAAAAAAATGGGAGCATTATTAGAATCAGGTATGGTTGGTAACATTGGGTTAAAACACCTTAGAGTTATCAAAGAAGATACCATTAGAAAATGGGATGACCTAGGATTCCTAGAGGGTCTTGGAGGACATCAAAAAGATAATATCGCGCAGTTATACGAAAACCAAGCGTCATATTTAATAAACGAAGCGGCTGTAGCAGATGCATCAGGTTCATTTGAAACTGTTGTATTCCCTATCATCAGACGTGTATTCTCTAAATTATTAGCGAATGACATCGTATCAGTACAAGCAATGAACTTACCAATTGGTAAATTGTTCTTCTTCGTACCTAAAATCCAAGAAAGAAAGAATGACAATTCACATTTCTCTCCTTATGGATACCCAAGTACACAAGCTGACCCAAATAGTGGTTACACAGGTAGTAACTTGTACGACCGTTTCTACGAAGGTAGTGACGCTAACGACCAAGGATTGTTTGATTACTCAAAAGGTAAATTCAGTTCAGCATCATTGACAGTAGATGCGTTGTTTACAGCGTTCACTGCAGGTGTTGCAGGTTCTGACTCTACAATCGCAACAGGTACTTCAGTAGGAAGTGTTATCTTAAAACTTTCAGGTTTCACATCAGCTGGAGCTGGTAAATTAAAAGGTATCAACGGTAACGAAATGGATACTGAAGAATTTTTAGCTTCATTAAACATTGCAAGTAACCAACTTAGTGGTCATACTTCAAGCTTCGCATCATTACCTTTCCATGTGGTAACACAAAAATATGGTAAAGGTATCGTTGAGTACGGTGTTAAAGCTGGTTCAGCAACTGCACAATACTACGATGTATGTGACCAAGATGGTTTCATCTATGTTGAGGTTGACTTACAAGCTTACACTCCAACTTCAGGTTTCACAAATTACACAGTAGCAGGTTCTCAACTTGCTAAAGGTGATTTCACAGCAACATATCGTTTATATGAAACATTAGAGTTCGAAGAAGAAATCGGTGAAGTATCTTTCGATTTACAATCAGTAACAGTTTCTGTAACTGAAAGAAAATTAAGAGCTAGCTGGTCTCCTGAATTGGCTCAAGACGTTAGTGCATTCCACAACATCGATGCTGAGGCTGAATTGACAGCTTTATTATCAGAGCAAATCGCTGCTGAAGTTGACCGTGAAATCTTACGT